GGTTCCGCTCCACCCGTGGGTCCGTCAACTCAGAAAAATATTTCAGGGGATTGTCCATATCCCCTTCTCACCGATTCCCCCCGTTTTGCATATAGCAAGATTGGTCCATTTATATGCGTCGGCCCTGCAATCGAGGCTGATGCGAGCGCGGCAGGCGAGGAGCGCATGATAGCCTCTAAGACTGTGCGGAAAGATTCACTCAGAGTACTGATCGTCGACGATCATCCCATGGTGCGCGAAGGGCTGGCTGGCATCTTTGCGCGCCATAACATCAGTGTCACCGGCCTGGCCGCGAATGGGCAGGCGGCAATCAATATGTTTCGCCAGGAGCGGCCGGATGTGGTGCTGCTGGATCTGCGCTTGCCCGACCGCAGCGGCATCGATGTGTTGCGGGCGCTGCTGGAGATTGATCCCTCGACGCGCGTGGTCATGCTGACTTCAGCCCAGGGAGACGCCTCGGTTTATGAGGCGATCCGCGCCGGCGCCTGCGGCTATCTGCTCAAAGGCATCGAAGGCAGCGCGCTGGCCGAGCAACTGCGGCGCGTGGCAAATGGCGGCAAGGCGCTCTCTCCCGAAGCAACCGACAAGCTGGCCAGCTACATCGGCTCGCCCAAGCTGAGCGAACGCGAAATCGAAGTGCTCACCCTCATCTCCAAAGGCAAAAGCAACAAAGAAGCGGCGCTATTGCTCTTTATCACCGAAGACACCATCAAGATGCACATGAAAAATATCTTGCAGAAGTTGCAGGCAAGCGATCGAACGCAAGCCGTGGTCATCGCCCTGCAGCGGGGTTTTCTCACTCTCGGTTGATCTGCGCATCGGAGGCGCTCCACCTACCCAAAAGGGTAGGTGGAAATACCCCCTTCACAGATGCGCCGATTCTTCTCTGCTTTGTTACGCTTTGCATAGCAGTTCTGTAAGTTGCTCTTCCGGCCCGCCCAAGCGACCATAGAGCGCTTGTCAAGCTTCGTGTGTTATCCAGTTATTGATCCGGCCCTTAAGGAAGCTCTGAATAAGTCAGGAAGTTGAAGGGTACGGGCTTTAGCCCGTACATAAAGCCTGCAAATTCAACGGGCTTTAGCCCCCGAGGAAATGCTGACTTTGAAAATCGGCACTTGTTCAGATATCCCTTAAGTATTACAACACCGTGCCCCATCCATTTCCGCGTTCTTTGCGAGAATGGATGGGATGCCGTATTGCAAATCAATAGGGCCGGATCAATAATAGCTGCTCTGGCTGGTCTTCCAAGCCCTCCCCCATCCTTGCCAGCAATTCGTTTTTCGTTGATTCAACTTTCCCATGACGCACCCGATCTGGAGATTGCCAATGACGTTGAAGCTGCTTCGCACTACCTTCCTGCTTGCAATCGTTGCGTTTTGCGTGGTGAATGCGCGCGCTCAAAGCAGGCCGCAAATCACGCAGGCCATCGATGCCTCCGTTCGCCACACCATCGCCAATAGTGTGCCGGCCGAAGTGCATTCGGCCAGCGATCTGGGCCGCGCCTCCACGACGCTTCCCATGAAGGATATGATGCTGCGCCTCAAGCCGTCGGCGGCGCAAACCGCGTCACTGGCCCGGTTCATGGACGACGTGCAAAATGCCAAGTCGCCGAGTTATCATCACTGGCTCACTCCGGCTCAATTTGGCGCGCAATATGGCGTCGCGGATGCCGACGTGCAAACCATCACGGCCTGGCTCGTGGCGAACGGATTTACCGTGCATGAGGTCGCCAAGGGCAAGGGATGGATTCGCTTCTCCGGCACTGCGGGGCAAGTCGAGAATGCGTTTGCGACCGAGATTCACGGCTATCAGGCCGCGGGAGTCAAGCATTACGCCAACGCGCTTCCCATCTCTCTGCCTCAGGCGCTTGCGCCGGCGGTGGCCGGTCTGGTGAGCTTGAACAGCTTCATCAAATCTCCTCTGCACACAGACCTGGCGCAGTTGAAGCGCGGCGCGAATGGCAAGTTGCTGCGTGCCAGTAGCGCGGCTCCAGTGGAAAGCGGCCTCTCGGGCGTACTGGATCAAGGGTTAGCCGCGCATCCCAACTTCACCTCGCAGGGGTCACCCGAGGAGACGTTTCTCACTCCCGGCGACTTTGCCAAAATCTATAACACTTCTTCGCTGCTCAGCGCGGGCAACGACGGCACTGGTGTGTCCATCGCCATCGTTGGGCGCTCTGACATCAGCCTCTCCGACGTTGAGGCATTTCGCACCGTCTTTGCGCTGCCCTTCAACGATCCGGCGGTGATTTATGCCAGCAGCGATCCGGGCGTGATCTCGGGCGATGACGAAGAAGCGATTCTCGACCTGGAGTGGTCCGGCGCGGTCGCTCCCAAGGCCAAAATCAATTACGTGATCGGCGCCAGCACTTATTCAACCGACGGCGTGGACATCTCTGCCGCGTACATTGTTGACAATGCCGTGGCTCCCATCATGTCGGTCAGTTTCGGCGTCTGCGAGCAGAAGACCAGCCAGGACCAACTGGACTTTTACAACAACCTCTGGAAGCAAGCCGCGGCGGAAGGCATCTCGGTCTTTGTCTCCTCTGGCGACGCGGGCTCCAGCGCGTGCGACGTTCCCTCGGAGTATCGGGCCTCGAAGTATGGTCTGGGCGTGAATGCGCTCGCCTCCACGCCCTATAACACCGCGGTTGGCGGCACGGAATTTGCCGATACCGATGTGAACAGTTATTGGAATACAACCGTTGGCGCGGATCAGTCTTCGGCCAAAGGTTACATTCCCGAGGCGGTTTGGAACGAGAGCTGCAATACGAATCTTTCCATCAGCAGCGATAACTGCTTCTACGATCCAACCTACGAGCAAACTTATGCCACCGGCGGCGGCGCCAGCAACTGTTCCGTGCATCCCGTTGGCGGCACGGCCAGCATCTTAACCGGCCTTTACGATTGCACCAAGGGATACGCCAAGCCAAGCTGGCAAACGGGCACGGGCGTTCCCAGTGACGGAGCCCGCGATCTTCCCGATGTTTCGCTGGCCGCCGCCAGCCTCCACGACGGCTACATGATCTGCTACAACGGTTCCTGCCAATGGACCACCAGCAGTAATGGCGTTGTAACTCTGGATGCGGCCTCGATCATTGGCGGAACCTCGGCGGCTTCTCCCTCGATGGCTGGAATCATGGCCTTGGTGGAGCAAGAGAATGGAACCTTTCAGGGGCTTGCCAATTACAAGTTATATGCTCTGGCGGCGCAGCAATCAGACGCCAGCGCGTGTGACGCCTCGGCGGAAACCGATCCGACGCAGTCAAACTCCTGCGTCTTCCACGACGTGACCGCGGGCAGCAATGCGCTGAGCTGCCAAATCGGCAAAACCGACTGCACCGTCGCCATCAGTGGCAGCACCAGTTTTGGCTTGCTGACCGGCTACACGGCTGGTGCTGGATACGATCTGGCCAGTGGGCTTGGTTCAGTGAACGCGGCCAACCTGGTCACTGCGTGGAGCAATCTGTCCACGCTGCCCACCAAGACAACGCTAGCGGTTTCGTCCACCAGTTTTGTTCACGGAAGCTCCGTCCATGTCACGGCCAAGGTCAGTCCCGCCTCTGGCGCCGGAACCCCAAGTGGCCAAGTTGCGCTCAAGGCTAGTGGAACTGGCTTGCCCAGCAGCCCGATCGCATCCGACACACTCACCAGTGGAAAATACAGCGCGGCTGTTGGCAACCTGCCGGGTGGAACTTATCAACTGACCGCCTCGTATCCCGGCGATGCGACGTATGCCAGCAGCGTTTCCGCCCCTGTCTCCATGACAGTAACTCCCGAAAACAGCGTGCTGACGCCAGGCACCTTCGCGCCCAGCCGATTTTCCGTGCTTGGCCGGCATCCGATTGTTTCTGCCACAACCGTTACGCTTGGAACCAGCTTCTTCATCCAGGTCCAAGTCGCGGGCAACTCCGGCAAAGGCGTGGCGACTGGAACCGTGGCGCTCTCCGACGGAACCAAGACCTTCGGAACCTATCCGCTCGATCATGACGGCTCAATCTATATCGAATGCGGGCCTGAAACCGCATGTGACTATCCGCTGGGTAACTATACCTTCACGGCCACTTACTCGGGAGATAGCAGCTTCAATGCCTCCACCGTTACTTTTCCCTTCGCGGTTACCCAGGGAAGACTCAACTACGCGGTCAGCATCAGTTCCGCCACGCCCCCTGCGGGAACAACTGTTATCGGCCAAGTCTACTTTGAATATGACCCAGCCGTTTTGCCAACCGGCCAGGTGACATTAAACCGCGACGATACCAATGCTGTTTTGGCCTCGGGAAGCATCGGCAGCGACGGAGTGGCCAACATTCCCTTCGTGGCGGCAGCGGGAACTTATAACGTCACGGCCACTTATGCCGGAGACGCAAACTACACTCAGGGCACTTTGGTTGAGTATCCACAGTTGACCACCACGGCTGCCGGCAGCGCCGCCACTACGCTGACGCTGACGCCCAGTTCAACCGTGGCAACCATGGGTGGACGCACACAGATCACCTTGCTCGTCAATCCCGTTAAGTCCGCCTCCACTGTTCCCACCGGAACCGTGACACTGCATAGTCCCGACGGATCGCAATCGCTGACTTATAACCTGACTGGCGGCCAGGTCTCGACTTACCTCACCTGGAACACCGCAGGCGCTCAATCTTACTACGCCACGTATAACGGCGACGCGAACTTTGCCGGCAGCAATACTTCGCTGACAACCTTCAACGTCGCGCAGGCCAAGCCCTCCATCCAATTGCAGACGCTTTCCAGTTATGCTGCGGTCGGTGCGCAAACCAGTGTTACGGCTTCTTTCGTGAGCGCCTTGTCATCTACTTCCGTAACCGCGCCCACCGGAACCATTCAGTTCTACGATTCCGTGGCCGGAGCCGCGCCTGTAGCCATCGGAACCGCCCTGCCGATGAATACGGGAAACGCCAGCAGCCTTGTCGCCACGCTCGCGCCCGTGCTTCCGCAGGGGAGCAACAGCATCACCGCGGTCTACTCCGGCGACTCGAACTGGGCCTCGACTACCTCGACCGCGGCGGTTACGGTTCTGGTTACAACGCCAGACTTTACCGCGACGGCCACGCCTGCCAGCCTCGTCATTACCGCGGGTCAAACCGCGACCGTGGCCATCGATACGCAGAGCATTCTCGGTTTCACCACCCCCATCGCTCTCAGTTGCGGAACGCTGCCCGTCGGCATCGCCTGCGACTCCGTCACCGTGACGCCGGGCGCATCGGGCTCCATCACCCTCACATCAACCGCGCCAGGAACGGCTGCCAACAGTGCCTCGGCCCAGTCGCGCATGTGGTTTACCGCTTCTGGCGGATTTGCCATGGCTGGCCTTCTTCTGCTGGTCTCTCCCAAGCGCCGCCGCTACCTGCGGTTGTTCAGCGTCCTGTTTGCAATGAGCCTTGCGCTTGCGGCGACGGGTTGCGGCGGCGGCAGTGCCAAGACAACCAGCATGGCGCTCACCTCCTCAAGCACCAAGGCGGCCTTCGGCGTCAGCATCAACTTGCAGGCCACGCTAAGCTCTACCGATGCGGTCACCGGAACGGTAACATTTTATGACGGAACAACGTCGATCGGATCTTCCGCTGTCACAAACGGATCGGCTACCCTGAGCACCAGCGCGCTGGCGGTTGGAACCCACCCCATTACCGCCAAGTACTCTGGCGACAACCACAACCAGTCCAGCCAGAGCGCGGATACTCTCGAACAGACAGTTACCGGCGCATTCACCCTTACTCTCAACGCAACGGCGGGAACTCTGAGCCACTCCATCTCAGTGCCTGCCACACTCCAGTAACCCACGGCACGGCGTTGCCGGAATTGGCGCAGTTCGGCCAGCTCTAATGCCAGGTGGCTTTTTGCTCAGCAAAAAGCCACCTGGCGCAGTACTCAAAAACTCTGTGTGCATTCTGAAAATACTCTTGGGAGCCTTGCATTAAATTCATAGGATTCTAAATGGTGGGCGAGGCGGGGATTGAACCCACAACCCCCGGCTTAGAAGGCCGGGGGTTTAGTCCAATTCAGCCGGTGCTCTAACACTGACTGCGCCTCTTGGCAATTCGTTCTTAATTTTGTGGTCCAACTGTTGTACGGAATTGGGCTTGCGCCATTTTCTGTCTTCAAGAATGGAATGTCATCGCCGTGTGTGTATGTGATGGGGGACACACATGTTTATGGTTTTATACCTGTTTTGTCGGTTTTCTTTGGGGTTCTTCCTGGGGTTTCAGCTCGGAATCACAGGCGGTCCTAATGCAGTAACGTATCGCGTTCGTTCGGTCGAACCCATACTTGGCGGCAAGCCTATCCAAGTCTTTCAGCATGGCCAGCGTCAGCCCCAAGTTGATTCTCGTAACTCCCATGATGTGATCGTAGAAGCGTCTGGATGCACGTGCGGGCGTCATAAATGTGCATTTGCGACACATAGACGTGCGCCAGGTCACAGGGAAACGATAGAGGGGGTGGCCTAAAATGGGACGCATCCCAAAATATCACGTGAAGAATGCAGCGGACGGTGCGCAGACTCGCAAAGACAAGTTGCAGCACACCGCCGATCACCATAACTGTCCTGCGTGTATCGAGGCTAATGTGCTTTTAATTCAAATCGACTCTGATTTTTCTCGCCTTCCTTTCAGACAGGCTTCCGCCCTTTGGATGGTTATGCGAAGGCAACGGAGGAACCTGAAGCCTCGCACCCATGAATCCAATCAGGGTTACATTGATGCGCTCGAAAAGTTTTTCGGCGCGATCCGTCTTTGCGACATCACACCAGGTCACCTACGTGCCTATCAGATCGCACGTGCGAGTAATATCATTTCGATCAACGGCCGTGAGCAAAATCCATGGACGAGGGCGGCTGGGCATTCGATCATCAACCATGAGATTTCCGCGCTGGGCCAGATACTCAAGCATTGCAAGTTATGGGAGAAAATCAAGCCCTATTATTCGCCCGAGGGAATCCCCAAATGGAGCCCGCGCGACATTCTTTCGGAAGAGGATGAGGAGGACTTGTTCTCGAAGGCCGCAAGCCACCCCGAGGCCGCGCTGGCTTATTGGGTTGCCTGCATCACGAACAACACAACGGCGGCTGGCTGTGAGCTGCGCGGCTTGCGGCTCAAGAACATCTTTCTACGGGATAAGGACGACATCTCTGAAATTTACATCCCGGAAGATGCCGTCAAGAACAACTCGCGCCCCCGCAAAATCGCATTGAACCGTACGGCGCGGTGGGCTGTTGAGCAGTGCTACAAGAGGGCATTGGAGATTGGCTGCACGGACCCCAACCATTACCTGTTTCCTTTCCGCCTCAACCGGATAAAGAAAGGTGAGCGGGCATCGGTAGGAAATGCCAAGTATGATCCGACGCGGCCGGCAACGCGCTGGTTTCTGCGTAAGAGTTGGGATAAGTTGCGCAAGGTCACCGGTTTTGTGAACCTCAACCCGCATGACCTGCGGCATCAGTGCATTACGCGCCTTTTGGAGAGCGGCGTGGAGCCGGAGACGGTACGGGCCATTGCTGGCCACGTGACCGAACAAATGATGCAGTATTACAGCCATCACCGCCGCCAGACTAAATACGACGCGGTGATGGCTATCGAACTCAACAAAAAGGACCGCATTCAACCGGGGCCGCGCATGTTGCGCAAGAGCGCATAAATGAGAGGCGCAATCTGGAAGACGAGGCGGCCCTACTCTGCCTCGTCTTCCAGGCCGGCGAAGTAGAACTCCATCATAGCGTTGAAGGCCATGGCGGCAAGCTGATGCTTGCGGGTGTGGAAGTGGTCATGTAGTACGCCGGAGAGGTACTCGGCACCATGGTTATGCGCGTGGTTGATGATGACTTCCGGGTTTGTTCGTGCCAAAGTTCCGCGCGATCTGTCTCCGGCTTTGGCGCGTTGGTTGAAGCTGTCTTTGCCATACTTCTCATTCCCGTAGCGGCCAATATCGTTCATCGCCTCAAGAAACTTGGCGTTCAGAAAATCGTATTGCGTTGAGCTTACTTCAAGCACAGCCTCGCTCATGTTCTCCTCATATTGGTTGTGTATCTTACGAAACAATCCGAAAGAAGATCATGCACTCAAGCCTCTTTCGCGACGTGACTTATTGCCTCATGATCGGATAGAAGCACTCAATCGTGTCGTGAACTGTCTCGTGTGGCTGTGATTCATTCATCTTAACGGGGCCATTCACGCAATAGGTCCAATCGCGGCACCCGGCAATCGCTTTTTCCCGATCATCAAAGACGCCAGTAAACTCAAAGTTCCCAGTTGCTTCTACGGTCTTTTCTCGATACTGCAATACCACGTAATATGGCATACACTTTCCTTTCTTCAGGTGCTGTAATTCCAATCGCGGCGTTACCTATTGCTCAACTGTTCAATCTTCCCCATCAACTCAGCTACTTTGCGCTCCAGAAGCGCGATCCGATCATTCGTCATGTCGGATTCGCCTTTCTTGTCACGGTCGCATGTGCACCGGGAGATGTCCTCCCATCCGTCCGCATACACCGCTGTCCCATAGCACGCAGGCATAATCTTTCCACCCAACTCCGGGCATTTGTGGCAGTACGGCGGGCATTTATGCGACATCGGATTCCTCGCAGCAGCGCCTAGTTGTAAGTCGTGCTGATCTGGCACGGAAGCGCCTCGCCTTCGGCCTCTTTGCGGAACGTGGTTCGCGTTTCCTTGCCGTCGCCGTCGATCCAGTCGCGCTCGACATCCATCTCGTCTTGGTCGATTTCTTCAAAGAGGCTGTCAATGCTTTCTTGGCCGTCTTTGGGGCCGCACAGTTCAAGCATGAATTTCTTCATGCCGCCTTCGTCGCAGCGGCCCGCGTAAATCTCCCCATGCTCTCCGATGTGCCATGCCCTGATTGGTTGTTCCATTTCGCATCTCTCTTTCTGCGCCTGTGGCGCGACTACTGTAGTGCCAGCGGCGACGTTGCAATTCACTTCCGCACGAATCCGAAGATGGTTGCGGCGTGATAGGCCAGATCGATGCCGCCCAAGATCAATGCGGCCAGCCATACTACGCCTCTGCCACGCTCGCGCACAGACTCTATCGCCCCGATGCGCAAGCCGTGATCCTCAAGCGTGGCCTCAATGATCGGGATGCGCCCGCGCTCGTTCTCTTGGGTGTCGTCGCCGAACATCTTGGTATGGAACACGCGCAGATCAGCGCGCAATCCTCTCACTTCGTCGGTTAGCTCGTTGATAGCGGACTGCTCAGAGGGTGCCATGCGCGCGTAACTCCTGATTTGACTATCTCTCTAAATGCAAAAGCCCCGCGAGTGCGGGGCTTTTGTCTAGAAGGCGGCGGGTTAGGCCACGTCCGCCTCGACTTCGGCGTACAAAGACTCCACGAGCGGGATGAACGTGCTCTTGAAGTAGGTGAAGAACGCCTCGGCGTCGGTGAGCGTCTTGGCATCGGCTTCGAGGTTGATGCCTTTGTCGGCGGCATCCGTAGCCACGTCGCCGATGACGCCGGTGGCTTGTTTCACAAGGCCCAACACCGCGTCCTTCACCTCCGGCTGATCTTTGATAGCGGAGGTAAGAACCTTCTCTGCCTTGACAACAAACTCGACAGGATGGACGATGGCATACTCGACAACTTCCTCCACGCCCTTGCCCACGTCCTCGGCACCGACCTTGATGTCGTGCCCGATAGTGTCGAAAACATTGCCCATGCGAATAACCTTTCTTTGGCCTGTTGGCCGGTTGATGGTTGACAGTTGTTACTTGGCCGACGTGTGCCCGGTCCAAATATGGTATTAAGTTGCGCGGCGGATATTAAGCCCTGCCGCACTCAGTTGCATCGCTCAACCTCTGACATAAATATGGCCCGGATCAATCAATCCGGGCCATTCTGAACGGCGCTTACGTGGTGGCAGTAACGGTTGTGCTCAAGGTTCCGGCAGGGAGCTTCGAGTCGGCAATCAACTTGGCAAAGATTGCTTGAGCTATCGTGTCGCCGAGGGTTTGTCCGGCGGGCGCGGTCACTACGGCGTTCCACATATCCAACATGGAACTATCCCGATAGGTGATCGTTTCTTGCCAGCCGGTCGTTGTTTCCGTAAGGGTGATGTCTAGTTCGCCCGTGCCGCCCAGGGCAAGATCAGGCGTAGATGTGTACCAAACGGAAGTGATCGCGAGCGCCGTGACAGTGCGCGGGTTGTTGAGGTCGCCTACTGTGACCGGCGTGGTGAGCGTAAAGGTGGTCATAATTCTCCTTAGTAAATGCGTTGGCAGAGGACAGTGGACCCGATATACGACTGAAACGTGTCGGCTGAATTGGTTTTCTGCAAGTAAAACTTAAAAGTGTGCGCCCCCGCTGATAGCCCCGTGAGGCTCATCACGAAGGAACTCGAGATAGTTCCGCCGATGGTGGGGTAAGTTAAAAGCGCCCCCTGGACATAAGCCCCATCCACGCACAAATTGACGTAGCAGCCATCCCCTGCGGTGCCTACCGTTTGTGCACCGGACATACTCCCATAAAAATTGAAGGTGTCCGCAGATGAAGCCGCGTTTGAACTGAAGGTCAAGCCAGGGATGGGCGTTCCTGGACTGGCAATCACGCTGGTTGCTGTTGCCGTCTCACTGGCTATGGCCGTGAGCACACGAGAGGCGGTGGTCAAAGCTGTGCCGTCAGCAAAGAGCACCTTGGTGGCGCTCAGTGTGCCGGTGGTAATGTTGCTGGCGTTGAGGTTGGTTACGGCAACGTTGGCCGCGTTGAGGGTGCCCGTGGTGATCATGTCGGCGGTGATAGCTCCCGTTGCTATCTTGGACGACGTAATAGAGCCGTCAACGATCAAAGAGGCGTCATCGCAACGGCGGAAGTAGCAGTCGTCTACATAGACATTTCCGCCTACCGGAGAGGTGGATACAATCGCACACTTGACGCTCGTGGCCCCGGCTGGCGCGGTCGCCGTAAAGCTGTATTGCGCCCACGACGTTGCGGGGGTGAAGTTATATTGAGGTTCGCTGAGGAGAGTTCCCGCTGCATTGTAAAATTGCGGGCGTATCCCAACGGTTCCGCTCGTGAGGGCCGCATCTGCCATAGCCCAAACCTGGAGTAAAAACACCTGCCCGGCGGCGCAAGGGACATTGTTGGAATTGAGTATCCTATAACCGCCGCTACCGTTTGGCAGCAAAAGAGATTGCGCCCCACTGCGAAACTGCGCGGTAGACGGCGCGGATAAAGTAGACGAGCTACTCCAGCTTGTCATCCCCAACTCAAAGCCGGGGTTGTAGCAAAGGTTTGTCCAGTCGCAGACGGTCAGCGATGCCGCCGTGATAGCGCCAGCGGCAAGCTGATTAACTCCAATCGCGCCCGCTGCAATCTGCCCGGCGGTGATCGACCCAAACAAATTGGTAGTGCTCACGTTCAGAACGTCCCACGTGCCCGCCGTGTTGACGTAGAGCTGCCCATCCGCGTCGTTCCATACGATCTTGCCTACTGGGTAGCTTGCGTTTGGCAACGTGGGCAAGGTTGAGACAACTGAGGGGGCGCTGATCGTGGTCGCATAAAGGGACGCCGCCGCCGTTGCCGCCGTGGCAACAGCCGCCACCTCTGCCGCCGCCGCCTGCGCGTTCGAGATAACCGATTGCAACGCCGTGCGCTGTGTCGCGATCTGCGCCCAAAGATTGGCCAGCGAGGTTTGTATGCCGGGCCACAGCCCGCTTGTGGTTCCATCTGGCCAGATGGTTGCCCAGTTCGAGGGAGCGCCCGCCGTGATGAGCGTGGAGCTTATGTTGCTCACCGCCGTGTTGTAGGCGCTGCTTGATACGCTCCACGTGGAGGCAAGCGTATCAAGCGAAGTCTTCACGGCTAACTCGGCGGTGTATTGCGCCATGAGGTTGATCTTGTCCTGATTGGATAGATAGTTGACGTTCTCAGGGTCACTGCCAATCGTGGTGGTTGACGGGACCAAACTAATCGAGCTTCCTGTTTCAGTCCAAGGGCTATTAGGCATACACACTCCTCACTGCGGCGTTGACAACGCTCATGGCGCTGGTAGGGCAAACGGCGACGGTGTAGGACGTGGTGTTTGCCCCGACCGTGACCAGATCAAAAAGGTAGTTAGCCACCGCCGTGGGATCGGACCCGGTGAAGGCGACAACGTTGAAGGCTGAGGGCGTTGGATAATTGCTGGGCCATGTCCACGAGATAGTGAGCCAAACGATTCCGGCCGTGGTGAGGCTGCCGTTTGAATTCACTGTGACGCCGGCGCTGGCCGTTGCGCTTGCGCCGCTCCCGCTCGTGTTGGTGGCGCTCTGCGTAAGCGTGACAACTGGCGGGTCGGGATAAGGCGTGATGTACGCCGGAATGAGGCTCTGAAGGCCGCCGGCAGCCACTGACAGCACCGCAACAATCATGTACATGCCGGTGCGGAGCGTGGTATCCGTCCATGTTGTTCCGGTCCCATCCCACAGCACGGTCGCGGTGTCCCACGGGTAATAGTCCTGGCTGCCTTGGTAGCGAATCTCGTAGTGATCCGCCCCGGTGACGGCGGCCCACGTGAGAACCGGCAACCCACTCGCGTTGACTGCGCAACTAAAGCCGGTGACGTTGGCGGGTACGTTGGTGGAGGCTTGCACAGTAATCACGCCGGTAACCGGGCTGCCTAGCAAGTTCCCTTGCCAATCGAAGCCGGTCGCGCTCACGTTGTAGGTTGTGCCGATGGTGCCCGTAAAGGTGCAGCTCTGCCCTTGGATGTTGCCGAGCGTGTTCCATGCGCCGCTGGAGGCTTGCACCTGCACCTGGGCACCCACGGCGGTGTTATTGTTGCGCCAGCCAACCGAGACAACCGCCGAGTTGGATGAGCCGGTGAGGGTGCCATTCTGGTATTGCTCAACCAACGTGAGGTCGGTGATGACCGGCGAGGAATCGGGAACGCCCACAATCTCACCGTAGTCGGGTACCACGTCGGTGTAAATGGTGGCGTTGTACTCCATGGCCCCAATGTCAAAGTTGAAGTCGCCGGATTTTTTGATGTTGATGACGCGGAAGAGCTTGGCTGGTTGAGCGCCGGCGCTTTGTCCATAAGCCCAGGCGCTATCTTTCGAGGGCACGGCGGAGAATTGGCCAGAGATGGAAACCACCGAACCGAAGGCCCCGACCGCAAGGGCGGTGACGCTCATGTTGTCAATCACGTTGGCATCGTAGAGCGTAAGCACACCGCCAGCGGCAAGGCTGCCTGTGCTACCTGAGAGCGTAATGATTGAGCCAGAGTATCCGGTAACGATGTATTCGTTCCCGGCAGGATCAACCGCCTTGACGATACGTCCGGCGGGTAGCGCGGCTGTCATGATGACGTTGAGGCCAGAGATGGATTGCACCAGCGCAGTTCCGCGTTGCACCACGGGATGCTGTACGCTCACCGTCCAGCCGGCGGCTGCGGCAAAGGTGAGGTCGGTGCGATCAACACTTAGCGTGTTGAGCGTGGAACCGGCTTGCACACGGCCGCCCACGGCCCATTGCACAACATCAGACTGAAGGGCGATCACCGACCCAATCGAGCAGCACACAGCCTCCACGGGCGCGCTAAATTGCACGGTGCGGAGCGTGAGTTTGGTGGACATCAAATGAAAGTAACCCCAGCGCCATGCCTGGTCGCGGCTTGTGCAGCCTGTTATTTTTGTGCGCGTGATTTTAGGCTGCAAACCACTGTTGATGTCTGCCGCTGTCATAACGGAGACGGGCAAGTCCATGCGGTAGTCGCGGGCGGCGTCGGCGAAGTCAGCCTCGATCAGTGTGCAGCGATCATCGAGCGCGACCCACGATTCGGTGAAGCTATCTTTCTTTGTGTTGCCCACGGTGAAGAGCTGTACCGGATCGGCGGGCGCGTCAAGAATCACGCTGTACCGCATTCCAAGTTGGATAATGGAAGCGCGGCTCATGGCGCCGATAACTCCCAGAGCGTGCCACGCATCCCCAGATTGATCGAAGGTTCCCGCGAAGATATGCCGACGCACCTGAGTCCCGTTTTGATTCGTCACCATCTGATCATTGAATGCGGCCCACGCGGCGAAGGCGGGAACGTCTATCATGTTGGCGGCGATGCCCATGCCGTAGAGCGGATTGACGAGCACGTCATAGGCCACGATGGCCGGGTTATCGTGCTCGTAGGCGGAGAGCTGCGCGGGGATCACGGTATCCGCGCCGATGTCATGAGTAATGGTGGCCATGAGCTGTATGCTGCCGCCGTTGAGTTGTGACGTGGCCAGGGCCTTGACGCCCACGAGGATCATGTTCGGGTAAGAGAGATTCGACCAAAAAATCTCGTTGATATTCCACAGCCAGCAATCGCAGACCGTTTGTGAGCTGGTTGCATCGCTGTAGTAGATGTAGTGGTTGTTATCCCACTCCCACGCAACCTTGGTTACGCGCACGTCCCATTGACCGGCGGCGAGGCCGTAGACGCTCACGGTGTCAAAGAATGCGGAGAAAGTGCAATTCTCAACTACACGGTAACCCTGCCACCAATCAGTAGCGATGGCTTGGTTGAGGTTTGGGTCGCACGGCTGCCACTCTCCTTGGAACGTGGAGGAAGTGTTTGAAGTGGTGCCGTCCATGTTGACGGTGGTCACGGTTTCTGTCTTGCTCCACAGATCGCCGGGAGCGTGGGAGCCATTGTCGCTGGCGTAGACGATGCCGGAGTTGGCAAAGCGATCCGTGGGCACAACAACCCACGCGGGCCAGGTCTGCGAACCGTCGCTGTGCGTGGTGGCAACGGTTTTTGTGTTGTTGGGGAAGAGCGGCGCTGTCCAGTTGTTCTGGTTATGCGGCGATACCTCAATCTTGTAAATCACTTTGAGCGGCACATCGTTTCCATCGCCGGTGATGCGGTAGAGACCCGAGGGGAACTTGACGGTGATGTCGAGGCCCTGCACGTTGGTGCCCGTGCCCTGCACCACGATAGACCCGTTCGAGACGAGCATTTCAATCTCTTGCGGGTATCCGTTGGTTGTGCGGTCAAAGCCGTCGATAGGCGCTTGATTGTTGGTGCCCAGGCGCACCTGATAAGAAGAGTTACTAAAAACCGAGATCGGCTGTTGGTTGATGAGCACGTTGGAAATGCTCACAGCCTGCCCCCAGCCGTAGCAGACGAGGCAGTTGATATAAGCATCTTTACCGTCGAAGTTGACGTAAGACGAGATGACGTTTCCGCACCAACCCATCGTGCCGTACCCTTTGGGGACGGGCGTACCGGCCTGTGCAAGTCCCTTGGGGCCGGTGGGATCGTAGGTCGATGACCACGAGGCGGCGCTGGGCTGGCCCGGTTGGAATGCCCAGGAGATGAGCATACTGCCGGCCATCATGGCGGCGGCTCCGATCCAACCGGCGGCGGTGGCCGACATACCCATCTCTGCCGCAAAGCCAGCAAAACCGACGCCGACGCCGGTGAAACATGCGACCAGCGTTAGCAGCGCCACCATGGAGACCATCTCCCAAATGCGTCCGCCGGCGGCGCGCGGAAAGAGGACTATCTCGTCTCCCGGTTCGACCGCCGTTGACCACAACTCAGCGTCTGGGATAAGTGATCCGTTCAGGCTGCATTTGTAATCGTCCAGATGAATTTCGGCGCGGGTCACAAGCGCAGCCGCGCTCTCATCGTCGAGTGGAGCTATCTCGATCACGCGGCGCTCTTCCACGTGGAAGGGATTCATATTTTCAATGATGCGAACGGGGCGAAGGCTTAGTGTGTCAGGTATCTCAGGCAACACATACGGCGCGGGGGTGGCCTCGGCGATAGAGACAATCTGCGGATTTAGAGACGGGATGAGACTTGTTTCCATCGATAGAAGCCCTCAATTCGAGCTTGCCACGGAAACGAGTTATACCGCTCTCTGAGCACCCCTGCGCCCTCACGGCTGTGCAGCATGTAGCCATCTCCGCAGACCACGCCGATATGCCAGCGCGGGTTGAGAGAGCGAATCAGGATTGCATCGCCCGGTTGCGGGTCCGCAACTAAATCCCAATCGGTAACGGCAAGCGCCACGGCGGTTACTTCGCTGGCGTATTCCGGGACCGGAAAGCCGAGGCGGCGCTCTACCTCCAGAAGCAACCCTACGCAGTCATAGGATTCTGGCCCGCGCGCATCCTTGCGCCATGGCTTGCCCAGTAAGTCAGCCCACAGTGAGTAAGGAATTGTCTGCATCAGTTTTGCGCCGCCAGCACTGTGCCGTTGGTTCCGATGCCAGGGAAGGCTCCGAAGCGGCCCGCGTTGTTATGCACCTGGCAGCCGTTCGCTCCGTTGTAAGTTCCATCGCAGTTGGTGAGCGAGCCAGTGTATCCGCACCAGATGCTTTTGTAGTGCGAAACGTACATGCAGAAATTGGCGCGGTAAAGGTACTTGGGAAAGAGCTGACGCAATGGCGACGGCGCGGAGAGTGAGAACGTGACCAGCTCCGCCGTGCAAACGGACTTCATGACCGTGGTGGACACGGCCAGGTCAGGTTCGCCGGCGGGGTGCGCCGTGTTGTAGACGTACACATTCGCAATGGCCCCGGCAATGCCGCCGTACTGCTCAATGACGCCTTGCAGGATGCGCATGGTGTTGGACGCCTTGAGGGTCATGGTGGGGAGTTGACCTTTTCCAGGCTGCTCAGCGGTGAATTCAAAGTTGAAGGGTTGATAAGTCTGCGCGCCGTTGCCGTCTCCGGCGTCGAACTGGATAGGATCAACGTTGCGCGCAAAGCGCATATGCTGTCCATTCCAGATGATGTCGAGCAACAAAAGCCAAGCATCTCCAGAGGCGAGCACGAACTTATCGCGCTGAGCAGCAAGGGAGAGCACGGCCATGGGAGAGACAGCAGCGGGCATGTTAGACCTCCGTTAATTCAAAGTTGACGCCATAGCGCTTGACGCCGTTGCCCCAGCCGATGTCAGAGACCTCGGGCAACTTTGTGAAGCGAACCAGGCAGCCCAGCGGCTGGGTTCCCGCCATGCGGCCGTAGGGCGTGAGTGGAGTGAGCAACGCACAGGCAGCCTCATCCCACGTGACCGATGCGGAGCCATCGAACATGATGACCGAGGCGGTGGAGTTGGTGAGCGTGACGGTGAGGCCCACGCGAAAGCTGGCCGCATTGGCCGGCACGGTGAACTGATAGCCGTAGGTTTGCCAGCCGACGCCGATGGTTGCGGCGGTGCCGTTAACCGTTGACAGCGCGCCGCCGCTGGCATTCAGGAAAGATATGCTCACCTGCGCGCCAAGAACACCCGCCGCAAGTGTGCCCTGGATCGCATCCAGAGCCGCTGTGAAGACGTAGACCTCGCCGGGAGTACAGGACACCGCCTGATCGCACGTGAGCGCGCCTGTGACGGTTGTGTTCGCGGCAATGGTCTTTGCGGCTAGGGTTCCGAACCTGATTGCCTGGGAGCCGTTCGCAGCCGGGGTAGTGACGATGCCGATGAACTCCTGAGCCGGCGCGCTGGAGATGGCCCACCCCGAGACAAGATCGGATGCCGTGAGGGCGGGGAACTCAAAGGACCAGTTGGGCAAGAGATTGGGATAGAGAAAACTGTTTCCGCCACGCCCGGTAGTGGACATGAAGAATTCATCGAGTGCGCGGGTATCTTCAAGCACAAGGTTGCGGACGTTGATCTTCCACGTGCGCCGGGCGCGGGTGAATCGCGGGCGTGTGGAGACGTACCCGCTCTCCGCCTGATCCTTGATCGTGTCATCCTCGGTAGTCTTCGAGGTGTCCATGGACGGTTGGCGCGAAAGTGATGGAAAGATAAGTGGGAGCGTCGCCATGTCTCAACCATGCGGCGATTATGGGAAAGGCCGCAAAATTGGATCATGCAGATGAAAGTGACAGTAGATATGAGCGAGGCAGTGGCTGGACTGGCTGACTTGCAAAAGCGGCAGATACCGTTTGCCATGGCCAGGACATTGACGGGATGCGCCAAGGCTGGCCAAGGTAAGGTGCAAGAGAGCTTGGGTGGAAAATTTACCCTGCGCAACAACTTCACTCGGCAAGGCATCCGTATCAAGCCGGCGGAAAAGAATGGCGCGGTGATCGAGGCGGATGTGCACACCGACACGGCCAACCGCAAGACAGGCGCGCCGGATTATTTGCTGCCGCAAGAGGACGGCGGCGAGAAAATTCCGCACGAAGGCCACGAGTACCTGGCTGTGCCTACCCGCTATCTGCGCCAGATGGCCCCAGGAGCGATTCCTGAGGAGCTAAGGCCGCGCAGCCTATTGGGCGCTGTCGGAGGCCGCTACACGGCCATTACACGCAAAAAAGGCCAGATCGCACTGCGCAACCAAAAACAGGTGCGCGGGTTTGTGTTCTTCCTACAGGACATCTCAGACGGGCACAAGGCTATCATGGGCCGATACTGGACGGATCGGGACGCTTATCCGTTTTATCTGCTCATTCCTGATGCGCACATCAAACCAAAGCTCGATATGCAACGGGACGTGGAACGCGCCGCGCAGGCGGCATTCCCAGAGCTATGGGCGGAAACTTGGCGTTCCATCATGGCGAAAGGGTTAAAAATTCAAGGTTGAAGGCTGAGTTTGGACGGTATACTTACTGGCATGTCCTCAAACCAAGCCAGAATGACCGTAGCAATCACTGGGATGCTCAGCGAGCCGCGCGCCATGATCGCAGCAAAAATCAACGCCACCGCCAATGCCCGCTTTGTTGAGCGTGTTGCTTTTGATACGGATTTTCTAATCGCTGCCCGGCTTGACACAGGAAAAGCAAAGGCGGCGGTAGTAAACGGAACGTTGATTCTCTCTGAATCTCAGCTTGACGAATATCTTCGCGCGGGGGAGTTTCCCTGGCATGAGCGCAAAAGCAGAGTGAGTAACGGCGCTGGATTTCATGTCTCAGATATTGTATGGAAAGAGAAATTGCCAGAGGCGAGTCGATGCCGTATTCAGTACGCCGACCAGCAGGGAGAGCTTATAGATATGGAGGTCACTGTGATTTTTCCATTGGGGATTCATCCAAACGGCCATGAGTACGTTGGAGCTTACAGCGATGGCGGGTTCAAGACGTTCCGAAAAGATAAGGTGATCCGACTTGAACGTATGGAAGAGTGATAGTAAACTGAGGGCGCAACTTTAGGGAGAGATAGATGAACCGCAGTTTCAAATTTATGATCTTGGCATTAGCTTCCGCTTTTCTGTTGATTTGTGTGATCGTGCCAAAAATACCAAATTATGACGCCGGGATTATTGCGCGCGCAAACAGTTCACCGTCAACCTCAACAAGCTCGTCATCCTGCACCTCAGACGATTTTTCTCTGGCTAAAACCAAGGCAATTACTGAATACGATGCCGCGAAGCTCACCGGCATCATAACGAGTCATTGTGCGTCCGCCGCAGGTGTGCAACTCAAATGGACCGCGTTCAATTCTGACGGAACCGTTGCATTTTCTAACGATTTCTGGCCCGCGAGTACGACCAACATCCCGCCACACTCAGACTATGCGTTTGAGATGATGGAGTCAGCCCCGCGCGGCAAATGGACATACCGCGTGGAGCCGATCAAGGTAACCATCTGGTAGCCGCATTACACCTGCATCGCGCCCTTGATCCCTTGGATCATGGGTCCGTTTGAGGTCAAGTCCTTTAGTACCACCTGAAGCACCATCCCATCTAACCCCCCGCCTGACTGCTGTGTCGAATCCACCTGCTGGGGCGTCCCGTTATTGATCAGATTGACTTGCACGTTGCCCGACCCGCTGCCCGCGCCCTTGCCTATTTGCGCCAGCGAGGCAGCGCTCGACATAAGAGAACCGGAACCCACGGCCCCAGTGCCGTTTGATGCGGTAACGGATTTCTTTTTGAACAAACCCTCCAGCGCTCCAATCCCTTCACCGACCAACCCGCTTGGTCCGCTCTTGCCGTCTCCGCCGCTCTTTCCTCCACCGCCGCTGCCGTCCCACCCTTTACCGCCTTTACCGGCCGAATCACCGAACAGTTGCCCAAAGAGATAAGACTCCGCCGTCTGCCCAACATCCTTGAGCATGTTGGCGCGAATCTGCTTCCATTGCTTATCCCACTTTTCTCCCAGGTCAAAGAGTGGGTCAAAGAGTCCGTGGGCGTATTTCTCTGCCTCATTGGTGATCTGACTGTAATCTTTCGGCCCTGTAACTTTCTGCATCTTGGCGGTCTGGAATACGCTCAGGTCTGCCGGTGGATTGACTATCTTTTCCCAATCGATAAGCCCTTGCGCCGTGAGAGCGGCGTATGCCTCTTCGATTTGCCGCGCAGAGGCCGCACGTTTGGCGTCCAGCACTACCAACTGGCCCTCAATCTCAAGGTTCTTTGCTTGGAGGGCATTGAGCTTGATTTCCGTCTCAAGACGATCCTTGCCGGTCTTAGTGGTGCCCGAGGCGAGAGTATTCATCTGATCAGTGAGGGCGCGGCGTTCGGTGATGAGTTTGGTCTGCTCCGCATCGTATCCGGCATTTTGGAGGTTGCCTTTTTGGGTGAGGTAATCGGCCTCGGAAACGAGCCCCTGTTTGTGCGCGTCCTCCAAAATAGAGAGCATGGTTTGAAAGTGAACGCGGGCGCGTGTCTCGTCTAACTTGGCCTCGGCATCAGCAAGTTGGCGGAGGGAGTTATTCACTTGCTCTTGTGCGCGCGCCAACTCCTGTGCGGTTCGCTTTTGCTCGCCAGCGGCGCGCTTTTGTTTGGCATCGTCTTCCGGGGTGGAGGTTGCAGGTTTCGGGTCGGATGGAGGCAAGCCAGGAGCTTTCGGTACAGCCGGGGCGCTAGGAAGCGTGTAAAGCAAAGGATTCCAGTACCCCATGAACGAAGTCAGCGCATCCTTTGTGGCATGTCCACTGGACAATTCATTCATCAGCCCCGCAATGGCGGGGGCAACTTTGCTGGTTATTGTAAGCGCGAATTTTTGCCATGCCGCTTCGAGGTCCGCAACCGATTCGTGCATCTCCTTCATCTTCTGAATATCGTCATCAGTAAATATGGCGGCGTGTGATTTCGCCTCATCCAGTGACCCACTCAGGGAATCCAAAACAGGGATCAAGTCTTGGCCAGACTTTTTGAATAACTCAGTGGCAATCGCATTCTTATCGATACCGGCTGGCAGGTCGCGGAACTTATCGGCAACCATCCGCATCACGGCCAGCATATCGTCGCCTTTGGCGCGCAGATCAGCAACCGAGATTCCGAGGTCAGCAAAGGCTCTTGTGGCTTTCGGGTTGCCCTGCTCTGCCTCGTGAACAGCGGTAGAGATGTTTTTGAAGCCTTTGGTAAGAGCCTCAAACGTGGTGCCCGTCGAGGCGGCAACATACCGCAACTCAGAGAGGTTTTCGGCGGAGATTCCGGTCTCCTCGCGGAGCCTGCCAATCTCAACGCCGGCCTCCATGGTTGACTGAATCATTTCCTTGAAGCCGCCAACAATCTCCCGTGCGCCGAGGGCGATACCGGCAGTTTCCAAACCGTGTTTCAGTGATTCGCCTATCTCGTCGAGGGCGTCTGATGTTTCCTTGGCTTTGGCTTGCGTTTCGGCCATATGGTTATCAATCGCCTTGAATAGCTCTCCAGTTTTGTCTTCACCGGCTACGACAATGACAACGCCGCTTTTACTTGCCATCGGTCAACCTCTTTCTTTTTTCCGATTGTGCCCTGAATGCAGTTACAAACGCACGTGCTTTGGCTTCGTCACTCTCGAACGCTGGCGCGGGCTTGCCGCGTTGCTTGCGGCCCATGAGTTGATCGGGCGTGATGGGATCGGCGTCGGCGTTCTTGTGAGGCAGCAGAAGCCAACTCACCATCCAGGCGGATTCCTCGCGGCGCTCGCGCGTCTCGCGTTTATGGCGGGCTGCTCGGCCTTCGAGAATCAGAATCAGCTCACTGAATTGGAGACGGTAGAAGGCATCGGGCGTGAACTCCATTTCACCGCAGACGATGCGGAAAGCATCTTCCCACGTGGTTTGCTTGCGCGCGGCGCGTTTCGATTTCGCGCGCTGAGGTTTCGCTTGGGCAACTCCGCCGTAATACTGGTTGAGGGCTCGCCGGATCGCCAAGACGCCTTGCTCTGCCCAGTTATGCCGCTCACTCAACCACTGCAAGTCTTCCATGGTGAGCGTCTCGCGGTGCGCCTTGGCGTCCTCTTGTAAGGCTGCCCACAGGTAGAGGCGGAGGTTATCTTCGTTGACGGCAAGCGCCCATTCCCGCTCACCCGTGGCTGGGTTGATGCGATGGCCGACCTCCTGCCAGGCCGGGGTCTCTTTGCCGCCGGCGTTGCGGATCAGTATCTCTGAGCCGAGATTGATTTCCACGCGCCGACGGCGGTCGAAGTCAACAAAGATCGGTTCCTTGTAGAGCACTATGTTCTTCATATTCCCCTCACCTGAAAAAATGGGCGGCGCTCATTACGAGACGCCGCCCTCCCTAAAACTGACGCTGAATCACAGGAACCGCGCCCTCATAATACCTACTGCGTAGTAACTCCGAACCCGGTATTGGCGGAGTTGGAAAGCGAGAACGTTGCGTCCTGCAAATCCTTCATCTTGCCGGACCATTTGTAACTCGGAATGACCACCGTTCCCGCGTACACATCGACGCCGGAGCCGGTACTCTGTTTCGGAAAGAGATAGATTTGCAGCGGAGTGCGATTGATGAGCGCCTGCAAAAATCCTTCCTGGCCAGCATCGCCGGCGATGTAATCGAGCTTGGCGGTCGCGGTGAAGTCGAGCAGCCCCAACATGCGGCCCTTCCACGATCCGCCATGGTCACTGGAGTCCAATTCGTCCGCCTTGAACTCGCCGTCAAGGTCTTTGAGGCCGGCAAGAACCTGCATGGCACCGCCGGCGGGCAGCACATAGCCCAACTGGGCAAGATAGCCTTGCAGTTTGCAGGGCGTCACGTTGACGGCGGTTACGGTTTCATTGGCCGTGCCGGTCCCGCCGGTGTAAACAGCATCGCTATTCACATCGGGCGTGTAGGTTGTGGTGAGCGCGTTGACGCCCACGGCCAGCGCGCCGGGAGGGATGGCAATCACCGCCGAGCCGTTCACCAAATCCACGGACGCGGAAGCGAATGCGCCACTGACGATTTTCACGGCTCCGGTGGGCGTAGCCCCGGTGCCGGTGACGGCAACAGTGACCGCAACCGCCTGCACTGCGGTGACGGTAGTAGGTGCCGGCGTGACAGTTACTGTTGGCACTAGCAAAGACATTTTTGTTTCCTCCGGTTATAAGCCCATGAAACTCATGTTGATTGACGGGTCGAATCGTCCTACCTCGACATTCACATGGAAACTAATATCCACGCAAACCTGATCAGATGAGGACTTATCAACGTAGCCGGTTTCGACTTCGCCGGGATAAGTGTCCGAGACAAGCTGGCCCAGGGTTGGATCGATGCAGATGACCCGCCACGCATAAAGTACAAGCGGATCGGCAACCGTGCTGACGGGAACGGCAGGGATGGGCGGCGTTGCGGTTGGATCACCGGCAGTGCCGGCAACGGAGAGGCGCACAGTGATGACTGCCTCAACGTGCGCCGCTCTTTGATCGCAGTCATAGCCGATGTCGATTTTGGTGGAGAAAACATTGAAGGCTATTTCAGATTGGCCCACGGCTTCAAAGCGGTCACGGTAGGCAATGGCCGGCGATCCGGGCGCGTTGAGCAGCGCAAGGATCGCCTGGGCGGCTTGTTCCCAAATGGTGGTCTGGCCGGCCATCAAAAGGCCGCCTCGTAGGCTTCATCGGGCGCGGCGGCGCGCTGGGAGCCGTCTTTGCCGTCAAGCAGTGCGAGTTCGTGGGCAATGACGTTGGTGCGCCAATGCTTGACGCCGGCGTCGTCTTCCCAACTGGTAGTACGGAGCTTGCCTTCAACGTAGACCTTGGAGCCCTTGCGCATGTAATCGCGGGCGACTTCAGCCAGGCGGCCGTAGAAGAGGACCGAATGCCACTCGGCATGATCCTTCCACTCCTCACCTTTCTTGATGCGCTCGTTGGTGGCCAGGGAGGCCGTCGTCAGCAGCGTTCCACTGCGCAGGGTGCGGGTCTCTGGGGGCTGGCCGATGTTGCCCAGCAGGATAACTTTGTTCACGCTTTTCATAGCTTTCCTCACGGTCAGGATTGAGCATTCGATTGATTGTTTCGGTGATCACTTTTGCCTCACGCGCGTTTGAGATACATTTCGGTAGTCTGCATATCCCGCTGCTCGGGCAGCGAGAGGACGGTATAGGCTATGCCGCCCACGGTGATGGGATCGGGTGGCTTGGGGGTGGCAGAGAATGCGTTGTAGGGGATGCTCAGAGAGACGGTGTTACGCTCTACGCCGCCGGGAGCGCCGCCGTGCGTAAAGACGTCCGTGTGGGTGTCGAGGATTCCTTTCACGGCTGGCTCTCCGTTCCAAATTACCGGCGTAGACGCGCCAAAGTCGGCGAAGAAAACAGCGAGGTCGGAATCCCCGAACATGGTTTACTTGCCTTTCTTGGCGGCGGCGAGTTCCGCCTCCAGGTTGGCAATGCGGGCCTTGAGAACATCGTCGCTGGACGGCTGCGCGGCCCGCTTGGTGGCCTCTTCCGCAGACTTGATTTCTACCTTGACGGCAGCGACGTTCTCGGGGGTTGCCTCGGCTACGCGATCATGCTGCACCAGGTACTTGTAGTTATGGACGGACATTTCCACGACGTCTCCCTTTTCCAGACGCTCACCGTCCACAACCATGTCAACGCGCAACACGACGTCGATCTTCTTATTAACCTTGTTCGTTGTCAGCATTTCTTCCTCTCTTCACACGTGAAGTTCATGTTTCCCAGGTCTCAGAATCGAGACCTGGGCCACCCGAGTTATTCGGGACTACTTACGAGATTGCAATGTAGGGGTTGGCGACGAAGGCGGCAACGTGACGGCAAGCAACGTCGTGCAGCGCGCGCTGGGTGACGACAATCGCGCCGCTGGCGGCTTGGGTATACGGATCAACAACAATCTCACGCGCGCCCCAATCGGCAACGACCAACTGGCCCCAATCGCCAAAGATGGAGTTGTGCAGGATGGAGCCGGTAACGCCCGCCTTGGTTCCATTCTTGGCGAGCTGGTTGGTGACGGCCGCGCGATAGCCGGCGGGGCCTTGCGTGTCGATGCCCAGCGGGTCTTTGGGGCCGTCATCCCAGATGGGGAGGGCATAGCCGGATGCAAACTTCGGCGTGGCCTTGAGCTGAGCGCGAACCTCGGGCGTGAACATAAATCCAGAGGTGGCCACATCCGCATTCGCGGCAGCAGCGGTGGCTTCAAACGCCAGAATGTCAGCCCAGGTGAGCGGCTTGCCACCGTCACTGAATGCAGTGCCGGAAGGCGAAAGCAGGGTAAGGCCGGTGAGGTTCATCAGGCCAACCGGGTTCGCTCCGCCGATGGGGCCACTGAGCGCGGCCAAGTCGATGGCAAGCACGATCACCGTGTCCTGATCGGCGCGGGCCAGGCCTTCAACATCGGGCGCGGTTTCTGCCAGCAGTTCGACGGTCCATGCGGTCTGCGCCGAGATGCGGTGCGGAGTCACGGAAATGAAATCCATGGAGAGATCGGACGGGGTAACAGCCGCGCCCTCACCCACCCACTGCGCAGTGCCGGCACCGGACTGGCGGGGCAACCGGATGACCCCGGTCAAACCGCCCAGGCGGTGCGCGCCAAGCTGCTCAACGCGGGGCCGATTGCGCAAAAGCTCGATAACTTCAGGCCGCGTGTAGGTTGCCACGGCGGCAGACTCGGAAGTAACCGCGATTTGTCCGGCTCCGCTGCCGATGCCCTGCGTACCCAGGGCGCGCGACATAGAGTCAGGAATCAGCGGGCCTTCCGTGGTGATCTTGAGGCGCTTCTTCAGTTCATCCGAGAATTCGCGTTCAAGGGCCGCATCGCAGAGGCGGGTAGGGAACGCGCCGGGGCGGGCAGCATTGGTGAGCGAACGGACAAGCCGGAAGACACTGAAGCGCTTCTGATCGGACTTATCCATTTCGCTGAAAAGGTTGGTTCCGGCGGTGCCTACCTTGCTGGCATCGTTGGCCACGCAAATCTTGCGCGAGACGAGATCGCGGAACTTGTCTGACGTGGTGCCATCGGCGATGGCTTTTTGCATTTCGTCCGTGGTGACGTACTTGCGGAAGTCGGAATCGGTCGCAACGGCTATGATGTCCTTTTGCCGCGCAAGCTCAAGTTCCGCTACGGATTTTTCGACCGGTTCGGCCATGTTTCTGTTCTCCTGTTTCGGTGGAAATTCAATGACAGGGGGAGCAGCGGGCGCGGGTTCCGCGCTACGCCGCAAGACGGTTTCGATTTCAACCGGGAAATTTTGGTCGCCGGATTCAGAGCGACCGGCACCGACGGTGAAATCGGCGGGCACGGTGACGAGAGATGCGTCGAACGGCTCCCAATCGGTTACGCGGCATTCGTCGGGCGCATCGGGGTTATCCTCATCCTCGGTACGCACCATCTTGTGAACGCGGTAGCCAACGGACGCCGACGTAAGAATCTTGTCGTCGTAATCCTGGCGCTTTTCTTGCGCAAACGCCGAGCGGCTGAACGGACCCTCAACCACAAGACGGCCGTCTTTGATTTCGTACTTGTCAACAACGCCGAGCTGTTTGTTGGGATCGTGATTGAAGTTATTGGGAACCTGGCCGGAATCGAGGCGATCCGTGCGAATGCTCTTCTTATCGTGCTGAAGAATCTCATTCGCCGCGCCCTCCCAGTAGTTCCGCAGATACGGAGTTTCGCTAGAGACAGCAAAGCGGAACCGGCCCGGATCGGGGCCGGAAAGCCGCTCGCCCTCTTTTGGCTCCGCGTCAACTTTTGCGGCCCGATACTGCATTGGAAGCGCCGCCGGTATGCTCTTGGTTCTCATACTTTGACGTTGCGCCCGAAACGGAAAAGGCCGCCAATTCGGCTCACACAGTAATGAGCATCTCCTGGCTGAGCCGCTGTGCCGCAATTTCGCAGTAACGCTCCTCGCGCTCGATGCCGATTGCAGACAAGCCCAGGGCCTTGGCAGCTTCCAACGTGGTTCCACTGCCCATGAATGGATCGAGCACGGACTTACACGTGTCGGGCGCTTGCAGAATGGCCCAGCGCATCACGTCTTGCGGTTTCTGTGTGGGGTGTGTGCGTACATCTTTGCAACCGGGCTGCACAAGAAACCCGTTCCATCGATAAGCGATGCGGCGCACGGCCTTGTTGAGATTGGTCCAAGCCAGTTCGCAGTCGGCAAAGTCTGTATTGCCGCGTAGCTTGTCCCACACGAGCCAGCACTTCGAGGGCGGAAGTTGAAAGTAATTGCCGCCGAAAATGATCTGATACGGCGCGCATGAGCGGATGAGGTCGATCAGCTCCGCATCGGGCGGAGACGCATCCCAGTCACTCAGCAAAACCGCTCTCATGACGCTTGACGCCTTTACCTGGCCGGTGTTTAGCGGAGCCCATATTGAGGCCATACGGCGGATCGGTGCAGAGAAGGGCAGCTTTTACGCTGCCCTCCGCTAACACCTCTCGGCAATCGCCGCAATAGATGGTGATGCCGGCATGTTCGTAATACGGAGTCATTGACGCGCTTTCTTAGCTGAACAAGTGGAAGCTGAAACAGCGCGGGTTGGTGGTGGGCGCGGTTGTGGTGATGGTGAAGCTGGTCCCGATAACGCGCGCGGAGATGGTGGGCGGCGCAGTGGCCGGCGTGGTGTTACAGGTAACGCCCAGATTGGTGCCCAGCGAGGAATCTTCCTGCACGATGATGTGCGACCCGGACGCAACCGAGGTGTCATTGACCACCACGGTGGTAGCGCCGGCGGCCACAACCACGGCCCCGGTTAGGTCGTTGGCGCAAATTGCCGGAGCCGACTTTGAAACGCAATCGAGGCCGCCGTAGATGGGATGGCCCAGCGTGTCATACGCGATGGGCGTCTGCTGTGCGCTCTGCGCGGTGGCCGACAACATCACCATCGGGACACACATGCACATCGCAAAAAACATAAAAACCAATCCGAACACTGCAAATTTCAATTTCATGCTCTCTCCATACTTGCTTGGTTGAGCCTCTTGATAAGAGGACGTTGATTTGCCAGAGATGAAGATGTCATCTCAAGTTGACCCAACAATTAGTGCCGTCGTACAAGCCAGCGAGGATGTTGGCCGCGTTGGCGGCACTGGTCAAACTGAAAGTCGAGGTCGCCACAAATCCGGCGTCGGTTCCGAGATGCCAAACACAACCGGTTCCGCCGGTAACGCTTGCCCCTCCCGTTCCATCCTGGATGAGAATGATTTCAAAAAACGATCCATTCACCAGGCCGCTGATATTTAGGGCGCGCGTGGGAATGGTGCTACTGAGCGTCACCTCGCCGCAATAGCCTGGGCTATTATTCATCGCTACAGTTACAGGGATTCCGTCTGCTAAGGTGACGCAAGCTGAAACCGGAGCGCCGAACGCAAAATTGAAGACGGCCGCAGTTGGGGTTCCAGTATTTGTAACAGCAGGCGGGGAGCCGGGAGTACCAATCGATGTTGCGCCGACGGCGATGGTTGGCGTTGCGCCAGTTGGCCCAGTTGGCCCGATTGCGCCGGCTGGCCCAGTTGGACCGATTGCGCCGGCTGGCCCAGTTGGACCTGCCGTCACCTGCACAAGAGGCGCAAGCGGTGGAGTGTAGTTGTCAAGGTTGCAAACGCCGCTTTGACACCAGTCACTCGTAGATGTTGCCACGCTATGCGGTTGCAAGCATCTGTATCCAGGCCCCAGAGCAGAACCACTCACGGTGGTTGTGAGGGTCAGCCGAAAACAGATATTCTTCGGACTCGTAAGAGACGTGTCAGCAATGGGCATTGAAAGCACACCGCCCACCACATACACCTCAACGGGCAACGATGTTACCTGGCCGCCGCCCCCGAGGCGATAGGATGCGGACATGCCATTGGCGAGCGTGGGTTGCCAATGCAATAAGCCCGTGATGAGATTTCCCGACGAATCGGAGAAATGCGAAGAGGTCACGGTGACCGTCTGCGCGGGGAGCGATGCGATTCCGGCAAGCATCACGAGGGTAATGGCGGCAATTCGTAGCAAGCTCCTCATTCGTTTTCCTCTTTCGTCAAGTCCCACAGCGCGGCGTTGGCGGGGTGCATCCCGCGCGTGAGACTGCGGCTGGGTTTCACTTTTGGTTTGGCCGGGGCTGGTTTTGTGCCGGCCTTTGGCTTGGCGGGTTTTGCGGGCGACGTTGGCTTTTCGTCTTCCTCTTTTGGGGCCTCGCCGGTGGCGTCTTCTGGCGTTTCGTCTTCGTTGTTAATTTCACTTGTTCCCTGACCGCGGATGTCGGTGCCAAGCGCGATGCCCAGATCGTCGGCAAGTTTCTGTTCGCGTTCCAACTCTGTGTAAGTTTCTTCCAGGTCACGGCCCACGCTGTTGAGGATGCTTTCGTGGGTATCAAAACCGTTTTGCACGAGCAACGTGTTAGCCTGCACATCCTTGAGCGGATCAATCCACGGCCAGCGG